ATGCTAACCCCAGTTTCGGCTAGGAGCCGCCATGCCACGCAAGCAGCGCATTGACAGCACGACCGCCGCAGTGCGGATTATGCAGGGGGCGACAAAACAGATGTCACCGCCTAGCCACGTTCCGCTTGACGATTGCGACTGGCCGTTTTGGGAAAGCGTGGTCGCGGAGTTTGCGCGGGCTGAATGGACGGAACACCAGCTTGAGCTTGCTGCGATGCTGGCGCGCACCATGGCCAACCTTGAGCGCGAGCAACGCAATCTGCGGACGGAGGGCTTTACGGTCAAATCGGATCGCGGGACGCCGGTTCAGAATCCGCTGGCCGTTATTTGCAAGGGACTGACAGGAGATATTCTGGCGCTTCGCCGCTCGCTCGCGCTTCACGCGCGCGCAAAGGCGGGGGACAACCGGGACGCGGCGAAGCAACGGGACCAAGGGTTGGGAATCGAAACTGATTTCAGCGACGATCTTTTGGCCCGCCCGGTTTACCAGTGAGCCGGAAACCCAAGCCCGCCACGCGCGGGGAACGAGTTTGTAAATTCATCGAAGCCTATTGCAGGGTGCCGGAAGGGGCAAAGGTTGGCGAGCCGATCAAGCTGGCCAAGTTTCAACGCAAGTTCATTCTGGCGATCTATGACAACCCGGCGGGAACGCGGCGGGCCTATCTCGCGATAGCAAGAAAGAACGGCAAGTCGGCATTGATCGCCTGCATATTGCTGGCGCACTTGGTCGGCCCGGAAGCTGTTTTGAATTCGCAACTGGTTTCCGGGGCAAGGTCGCGGGACCAGGCTGCTCTCATTTTCAACCTGGCCAGCAAGATGGTCGATTTGTCGCCGGAACTTCGAAAGATTGTCCGGACTGTGCCGAGCGGCAAGCGGTTAATTGGCTTGACGATGAACGCCGAATATAAGGCGCTCGCGGCGGAAGGGACCACGGCGCACGGCCTTTCCCCGGTTCTCGCGATATTGGATGAAGTGGGCCAGGTCAAAGGCCCGCAAGACGCTTTCATTGACGCGATCACCACGGCGCAGGGCGCGCACGATAACCCGCTGTTGATAGCCATTTCAACGCAGGCCCCGACCGATGCAGATTTGTTTTCGATTTGGCTGGACGATGCGGAACGGTCTGAAGATCCTGCTATTGTCAGTCACGTTTACAAGGCGGCGGAAGACTGTGAACTTGATGATCGGAAGGAATGGGCGAGAGCTAATCCGGCTCTAGGTTTGTTCCGGTCACTGCGGGACGTAGAAGAACAGGCATTGCAGGCGGTGCGGATGCCGTCCGCTGAAAATACGTTTCGGGTGCTGACGCTTAACCAGCGGGTCAACATGGTGTCGCCGTTCGTATCAGCGAAGGTCTGGAAAGAAGGCAACGGGCAACCTGGGGCAATGGAGGGTCTGGTCTATGGGGGCCTCGATCTATCCGCGACAACTGACCTTACCGCGCTTGTGCTTACTAGCCGCCGGAACGGGGTGCTTGATGTCGCCGCCTATTTTTGGATGCCTCAAGACAGCGTTGCGGAAGCCGCAAAGCGGGACCGGGCACCCTATGACGTTTGGGTCAAGCAGGGGTTCTTGAGAACGACGCCGGGCAAGGTGATTGATTATGATTTCGTCGCGCGGGACATCGGGGAGATAACCAGCGGTTTGTCGATTGCCAAGCTCGGTTTCGACCGCTGGCGCATGGACCGCATGAAAGGGTCGCTTGAGCGGATGGGGGTTGAATTGCCGCTTGAACCTTTTGGACAAGGTTATGTCTCGATGTCCCCCGCGTTAGATGCATTGGAAGCCGATTTGCTCAAAGGTGTGATCCGCCATGGCGGCAACCCGGTTTTGACAATGTGCGCGGCCAATGCGGTGGCGGTGCCGGACCCGGCAGGCAATAGAAAACTGGACAAGTCGAAAGCCACCGGGCGAATCGACGGCATGGTAGCTTTAGCGATGGCGGAAGGGGTTGAAGCGATGTTTGCAGAAACCGAAGCCGTCTCGCCATGGGATGATCCCAATTTCAGGCTGGTCGCGTGAAACTGTTCGGCCTCAATATCACCCGCAGCCTTGAAAACCCTACTGTGGGGTTAGCGGACAGCAAGGCTTGGGCCGCGTATTTCGGCTCGTGGGAAGGCGGCTCCGACGCCGGGGTCAATGTCAGCACCGAGTCCGCACTTGCGGTTCCTGCGGTTTGGGCGGCGGTTTCGTTTCTCTCGCGCACCTTGGCGGCGCTGCCTTTGCATGTTTACAGGAACAAGGCGGACGGCCCCGAGAAGGTCAAGGGTGGGCTGCAAACCCTGATACATGAAGCGCCGAACCCGGAGTGGACGGCCTTTGCGTGGCGGTCCTATTCGTTCTGGCAAATGTTCACGGGCGGGCGGCAATTCACCTGGATCGAACGCGCCAACGGGCAGATATTGGGACTTTGGCCGCTTGACCCGTCAAGGGTCGAAGTGACCATGAAGGCCGGGAAGCGGATATACCGCTATACCGATTACGAAGGGCCAAAGGTCTACCCGGCGGGCGATGTGATTGATCTCCCGTTCGCGCTTAAGCCGGACCAGCTTTGCCATTATTCGCCGATCGACAAGCTCCGCAACGCGATCGGGCTGGCAATTGCAATGGAACGCTACGCCAGCAAGTTCTTTGCGGGCGGCGGGGTTCCGCCGCTTGCTTTGGAAGGTCCGTTGCCTGCCGGGCCGGAAGGTATGAAGCGGGCAATGGAACAAATCAACCGGGCGGTTGAAGGTGCGCAAACGGCCGGGAAACCGATCTTTCCGATGCCGCCGGGGCATAGCTTGAAACAGGTTGGGTTCGATCCTGACAAGGGGCAAATGACCGAGGCGCGTGGATTCCAGATTGTGGAGATCGCACGGGGCTACCAGTTGCCCCCGGTGTTCTTGCAGGACCTGACGCACGGGACGTTCTCTAATACCGAACAGCAGGATTTGCACCTCGTTAAGCATTTGGTCGCGCAATGGGCGCAATCGTTTGAGGAAGAATTAAACCTCAAGCTGTTCGGTCAGCGCAATGGCGCGCGGTATGTCGAACACAACCTTGATGGCTTGATGCGCGGCGACTTTGCCACGCGCATGGAAGGGCTGTCGAAGGGCATTCAAAACGCCGTGCTGACGCCGAACGAAGCGCGCTCGCTGGAGAACCGCGCATCGCTTGCGAACGGAGACGACCTGCTTATTCAAGGTGCAACGGTCCCGCTGGGGACACAGCCGACCGACAAAGGAACACCGCAAGATGCAAACGCAGCTTGAAACCCGCACCCTTGCCGCGCCGATAGAGGTGCGCAAGGCGGACAACAAGAAAATGGCGGCGGGTTATGCCGCGCTGTTCAATTCCGAAACCGACATCGGCGGTTATTTTCGCGAAGTGATCGCGCCGGGGGCCTTTTCGGGGGCCAAGGATTCGGACGTTCGGGCGCTGGTAGATCACAATTCTGGCCGTGTGATCGGGCGCACCACGGCGGGCACGCTGCGGCTTTCCGAGGATACCAAGGGCTTGGCGGTCGAGATCGACTTGCCGGACACCACCGATGGCCGCGACTTGGCCGTTTCGATGGAGCGCGGGGACATCACCGGCATGTCGTTTGGGTTCCGGGTTACAAAGGAACAATGGGATGAAAGCACTTCCCCGCCGCTTCGCACCATCATGGCGGTCGATTTGTTCGAAGTCTCAGCAGTTGCTTTCCCGGCATATGAAGATACGCAGGTTGCCTTGCGCTCGCTAGACGACGCGCGGAAAGCCGCCGAGATCGCCGCGCGCACCGAACGCCGCGAAAACAAGGAACGCCGCCTTGCCATGAAGGCACAGGCGGACCTGATTGCACGGGGCCACAGCCCCAAATCTCCACCGGCCTAGCGCCGCGCCTGACACGCCCTTCGGAAAGGCTGGCCTGCTTTGCGGGCCTTTTCGCTTTGGAGAATACCATGTCCCGTATTGTTGAGCTTCGCGAGAAGCAGCAGCAGATTGTCGCGGAAGCCCGCGAACGCACCGACCTGATTACGGCAGAAACCGATGAAGCCCGCACCGCCGAGCTGGAAACCCAGCACGACGCAGCAATGGCCGAATATGATCGGCTCGAAACGCAGATCGCGCGCGAGGAAAAGCTCGCCGAGATTGAGCAGCGCGAGATTGACCGCGCCGAAGCCCTGCGCCCCAAGGGCGAAGATCGTTCGGTTAAGGGCAACCAGGGCGGCGTTGAAGTCACCCATGATAGCGCCTTTCGCTCATATCTGCGTGGCGGTCTTGAAGACCTCACCGCAGAAGAACGCGCGATCATTCGCGAAACCCGCGCACAGTCGGTCGGCACGGATTCGGCGGGCGGCTATACCGTTCCGCAGGGCTTCCTTGCCGAGCTGGTCAAGTCGCTCAAGATGTGGGGGCCGATGCTTGATCCCGGCATCACGCGCGAAATCGTGACCGCCAGCGGTAACCAGATCGAAATCCCGACGATGAACGACACGTCGAACGTGGGCGTCCGGCTTGACGAAAATACCGTCATGTCGCCCGAGGGTGATCTGGTGTTCGGCCAGAAGCTGCTTGATGCTTACAAGTATTCGTCCGGCCCGATCTTGGTTTCCTCGGAACTCATCCAGGATTCGGCGTTCAACATCGAGCAGATCTTGCGCGATGCGATGGCGGAACGTATTGCCCGCAAGGTCAATACTGACCTCACCACCGGCGACGGCAGCGGCGACCCGAACGGTATTGTTACCGCTTCGACGCTGGGCAAGACTGCGGCTGGCGTTGCGACCGTGACCTTCGATGAACTGATCGATCTGGAGCATTCGGTTGACCCGGCTTACCGGGCTGCGGGCTGCACCTGGATGTTCAACGACGGCACGCTCAAGATCATCCGCAAACTGAAGGACGGCAACGGCAACTTCATCTGGTCGCCTGCCGATGCCCGCACGGGCGCGCCTTCGATGATCCTTGACCACAGTTATGCGATCAACCAGGCGATGCCCGCGATGACCACGGGCCTCAAGTCGGTGCTGTTCGGCGATTTCAGCAAGTATGTTGTCCGCCGGGTTCGCGAATTCGCGGTGCGCCGTCTGGTCGAGCGTTACGCTGAATACGATCAGGTCGGTTTCATCGGCTTCTCGCGCTTCGATGGCGAGCTGCTCGATACCGGCGCGGTCAAGCACCTCATCCAGGCATAACGGGAATGGGCGGGGTTTCGGCCCCGCCCGCCCTATCGGGGAACGAATATGGCTTACAATAGCACTGCGGTTTACCGCAATGACAACGGCGGATTCACCACAAGCGGACAGACTGCGGTAACGCAGGCAACCTCTATCACCACTGGCGTGACTTGTTCGGCGCTTTCGGGCGTCATCACCACCGTTTCGCAGACCGTCGCGGCGGGTGTGGATGCGGAATTCACCGTGACCAATACGCTGGTCGCGGCGACCGATGTAGTGGTGGCGTGCATCAAGACACACACTTCGGCGGGTTCGTTCATGGCGAGCGTTTCGGCGGTCGCGGCGGGTTCGTTCAAGGTCCGCGTTGCCAACCTTCACGCATCGACAGCGGGCAATAACGTGCTCGTTATCAACTTCGTCGTCATCAAGGCGGAAGCGTGAAGATCAAGATGCTGGTCGGGCTTTCGGGTCCGACCACACTGCTCAACCCCGGCGATATCGGCGAGTTTCCGCAGGATGAGGCTTTGCGCTTCATCGAAGCGGGGTTTGCCGTGCCGGTAGCGGAGCAAAAAATTGAACGCGCGGTCAAATCGACCGTTCCAGAAAAGCGGAAGGCCAAGTAAATGGCAACCTTTACGAAATTGAACGGCTTTGTCGAACATCTAGCCGAGGGGGTGCATAACCTCCAGACCGGGGCGATCACCATTGCCTTGTCGAACACCGCGCCCGCTTCGGAAGGCACTCCGCCGACCGGATCGACTGCGGCCTGCGTTTTGGCGAACGTCACGCAAATCAGTTATACGAACCTTTCGACGCGCGTGATAACGGTTTCGGCCAGTTCGCAGACCAGTGGCACCTATTCGATGGTTTGCACCGATCTGGTTCTGACGGCCTCTGGTGCGGTGGGGCTGTTCAGATATATCTATGTCTACAATGACACCCCGACCTCGCCCGCTGACCCGCTGATCGGCTATTATGACTATGGTTCGTCAATCAGTCTTGCGATCGGTGAAACCTTTACGGTTGATTTCGGCACTGAACTGTTGACGCTGGCTTAGGAATTATCAATGGCATATCCCAATCCTTCAAGTTTCGTCCCGCTGGTTATCGGTTCAAGCGATGGCCCGACGCTGACCGCCGCCGCTGCGGCTTCGTGCATCCCGGTGGCTTCGCGCTTGATCCTGCCGAACAATTACTGGACGGTCGGCAAGCAATGGAAAGTCAAACTCCAGGGACGCATTTCCTGCGTTGTGACCACGCCGGGCACGGCAAGATTTGACCTGCGCACCGGGCCTTCGGGGACGATCATCGCTTTCGACAGCGGCGCTTTGAACCTCAATATCGTCGCCAAGACCACGGTGCCATTCGATCTCGACATTGACCTGACTTGCCGCGCGGTCGGCACTTCAACCAGCACGACACTTTTCGGGATCGGCAAGTTAACCTCGGAAGCCGTGGTCGGCGCTCCCTTGCCCGCTGCGGGCGGCAACGGGGTTCTGCTGTGCCCGGTCGGCACTCCGGCGGTGGGAACAGGCTTTGACAATACCGCGGCCAATGCGGTGGATATGTTCTTTACGCAGACCGTCGCCACGGGTTCCATGACGGTTCACAACTATGAGATCTGGGAATCGGTCTAATGTCCGAATTGCCTACGACTTTCCGGCCATTTGCCCGGATGGGGTGGGGTGGCCGCGCGGCTTCGCACTGGCGCGGCATGGTGCAGACCGACAGCCTTGATGTCACGGGCCGGACTGTCATCAACCGGGGTCAGGTCGGAACGGTTATCTATCGCAGCCCCGGCGGCTATGCCAATTTCCGCATTTCAGGAGTGACGCGGGACAGTGCAGGGGTGGCCTTGGGGACGTGCCGGGTGGAGCTTTACCCCACCGGCAGGGACGTTTCGATTGCGGAAACGACTTCGGACGCAAGCGGCAACTTCTTTTTTGACATGCCTGGGACCGGGCCGTTCTATCTGGTGGCATACAAGGCCGGAAGCCCTGATGTAGCGGGGACAACGGTTAACACATTGTTACCGGCAGCGGTCTAATGGCTGGCAATGACGTATTCCTATACACAGTAAGCGCGGGCGATAATGTAACGCTTCGCAATCCTAATATCGCGGTCCAATCCTATACGCTGGTCGCGGCTTCGGTCAGCTTTTCGTTCACAGGCACGGCGGCAAATCTATATGCCGCACGCAACCTGGTTGCCGATCCGGCAAGTTTCGCATTGTCCGGCGGCGCGGCAAATCTTGCGAAGGGGACAAAGTTAACCGCCGCGTCGGGTAGTTTTGCCCTTTCCGGCACGGCGGCGAGTTTCAAGCTGGGCCGGGTGTTCGCAGCCGGTGCCGGGGCGTTCACATTAACGGGGACCGCCGCCGGTTTGAAGGCCGGGCGGGTTATTCAGGCCGGTTCGGGCAGTTTCGCGCTAACGGGCTCGGATGCCGATCTGCGCAAGTCCGGGGCTAACCCGGTTCTCACGGCGGAAGCGGCTTCGTTCGCGCTCACAGGCTCGGCGGCGACGTTCAAGCGCGGTTTCAGGCTGGCGGCTGCTTCGGGGTCCTATACGCTAACCGGCCAAGGCGCGGCGCTGAAAGTCGCGCGCAAGTTAACGGTTGACGCCGGTTCGTTCGTTTTGTCCGTTTCGGATGCCGGGCTAAACAGGGGTTACACGCTTTCCGCCGGGTCCGGGGCCTTCGCCCTAAGCCTGTCCGGGGCGGCATTTATCCGGGCGCTACGGCTGGACGCGCTTCCCGGCACTTTTGTATTGATCGGCGCGGATATTCGCGGGCCTGCCCGTAAAACCACGCGGCACGGGACATTGATGACATCTAGCCGTCCCCCGGCTCTTTCGCGGGGCGGACGATCCAATCTTTCAAGTGGTTATCGGCCCGCGCAGACATGCGGTAATGTTTCAAGGGGATCAAGATGAGCCTTCGACTTATCACAGCCCCGGCCAGCTATCCGGTCACGCTCGCGGAAGCCAAGGCGCAATGCCGGGTAGAAGGCAGCGATGAAGATACATTGTTGGGCGGTTTGATTTCGGCGGCAACCGATCATGTCGAACAATACACGGGCCGGGCGATAGTTTCGCAGACGTGGGAGCTGGTGCTGGACGATTTCAGCAATGCAATGCTTATCCCCAAAGGCCCTGTGACGGCGGTTTCTTCGGTCAAATATATCGACACCGCCGATGTCGAACAGACCGTCACGGACACCAATTACACGCTTGATGACGCCAGCGATCCGCAATGGCTGGTCAAGGCTTCGGACTATACCTGGCCGACTGTCGCGGGCGGGGTGAACAATGTCATTATCCGGTTCGTTTGCGGTTACGCGACCGTGCCGCCTTCAATCAAACACGCAATCCTGCTGCTGATAGCCCAATGGTATGACAACCGGGCCGATGCGACGGACAGGCCTCTTATCGCAATGCCTAATGCGGTCGAGGCCCTTCTCACCAACTATCGCAGCTTCGCTTACTAGGAGGAATACCAATGGCCGATCTCACTATCACTGCCGCAAACGTTGTCGCAGGCTCCGGCGCGAGCACCAACCGGGGCATCGCAGGCGCTACCATCACCGCCGGGCAGGTGCTTTATCTTGACACCGCCGCCGGGACTTACAAACTAGCCGACACCGACAGCGCCACGGCTGCGGCGCGGTCG